ACCCTTCTTCTGATCGAGTTTTAGTTGTCTCTCAGAATTTAGAATAGCAGGATCGTTTGCTTTGTATTCAATCTTATATCCATCCCTAGTTGCTTCTACTTTGTAAGAAGAATAGTCACCACCAGGGAAATTGATTACTGGATACTGCGGTCGAACAGCATTCAATAGATGACCGAGCACACCAATGTGAGCTACACCAAAAACAACACCAAGCACAATAGCGGCAGTCTTTACTGGAGATTTTTTAGTCTCTGGGGCATCGGTCTTTTTCATGGTTAGAATGGGAGAGCGGGTCCTGTCGTCTTAGGAAGGGACGAACCACCTGGGACAGCACCACCTGTCATCTTAGGCATCTCTGGCATAGCACCACTGATCATACCAGGGAGTGCTTCTGTTACTGATGCGGTGACTTGCTCGATTGCTGCCTTCTTAGCAGACTCAATCATAGCATCCTTATTGAGGAGTACATATGCTCCACCACCAATAAGGGCAGCAGATGTGAGACCAGACAGAAGAGCAATGACGTTAATTAGTTTTTGCATTTTATTTCTCGTTGAATGTTTTTTCCAAATCCTTCAATTCAGAATAATATTCACATGGATACTCCATGGTGATTGGATCATTATCCATCATTATATCGGTTCTACACATCCCATTACCAAGTTCCATGTGTCCAATAATAAACATCGTAAGTAGGATCATGGTTCTATACCGTAGGCATTACTGGTGGCTCACCGTCCTTCTTAGGTGCGGTGGCAATTTGAATTGGTGCTTGTTCAATACGAATAGTCTGAGCAGGTGCTGTCTGTGCTGCTGCGGCAATCAGTTTCTCTAGATCTGCCTTAGACACGCCGCCACCAGCACCACCCATCTTCATTGTTCCATCACCAGACTTCTTCGCAGTCTGAACTCCAAAGGTAGCTAAGACCCCAGTGAAGACCGATGCGATGAAAGTAGGATCAAGTTTCTGTTCGGGAATACCGAGAGCAGGAGGTAGTTTGATGTAGGCAAGCGTAAGAATACCACCAGACCAGATAAGAATACCAAGTCTAACCATTGTGCTGATCGCTTCTAACTGACCTTCATGATCAGCAGCAGCATCCTTTAGTTTAGCAAACGGACCTTTCTTTTTCTCTTCCTCTTTCAGAGGTTCTTTTACTTCTTCGGGCATGATGAGCCATAATTAGGCTCTTCTATTTATCAAATGAACTAAGATCTACTGCCATTTGATTTTAGAAGAGATACCCTGAGGTATTTATCAAGACCCACCAGCAACTCTATACCATATAGAAAACTGGATCATAGTTCCTCCAGTCCCAAAATGCTGCACCTGAACAGTTTGAGCAGCAGTATCATAACCAGTAGCGAATAAATTTGCTCTGCCTGGGGTGCTTGCGGATGCTATACCGAGAATAGTTGGAACTTTTCCTGCTGTTCCACCCCAAATAACAGTTCTACATATACCAATATTATCGGCATTATCACCATTAGTTCTAGCTGCCGTTGGAAAAGGCAAACTAATACAAACAGCTTGTGTTGAAGCAGGACCAGAAAGGTTCACAGCATCTACTCTCATACATCCAGTAACAAAACAAAGATCTCCAATTCTGTGCCAATAACCACCATTATCAGCTTGATAAGTGACGCTAGCAAATTCTCCACCACCAGTTGTAAGTGTTGGTTCATACTCTCCCTGACTGAAGAAATTATCCATAAACGCCATCTCACCAAGGAATTGGTTGAGTGGAATATCTTGTGGTCCTGTTCCGATATTAGTAGCCATTACGCAAATACTCTACTTGGTGTCTGTGGTTCTACGATGTAAGTATTTAGTCCCGTGTTGGATAAGGTAAGGTCATCATATTGATTTGTCCCATCATTCCACTCAGTAACTTTTCTCAATCTAACATTCACATGCCATCCATCCTTGGCAGTAGGAGCAGATGTCATCTCTCCTTCCTCATCAAACACAGCATCGTCGTTGTAGATCGTGCCAACAACATCAATAGCACCAGGACTGACTGAGTAATATACAGCACCAGTCTCAGGATCTTCGTATCTATATCCTGCTTCTGCTGCTTTGGTGTCCCATTCTTCTTGGGAAGCAAACTTTAGGTAGTAAGTGTTATACATTTCCGTCTTGAGATAATTGTGTTACTTGAGCGTTTGAGATACGCTTAGGATAATACCTAATATATTTTAGGTGTCCTTGGATTTGATCCCCACTATTGGCAATTTGATAGAACAAAAGTCTATCATAATCAGTAGCTAGTGTGACGCTAGTAGTGTCAGTTGATATTGTTGATACTTTATCCTGTTGAGCAGCACAATCATTTTCTTTATAAGCAAGAACACATCTAAAGTTTCTATCAGCACCAACTTGAGAACTATTAGTTACACCAGTTGACGAGAACTGAGATACTCCGCCAGTATTAATAAACCAATATCCACCAGTGCCACCACCAGATCCTACTACTAAATCAATAGCAGTATTGCTATTTTGATTGCTAATCTGACATACTCTCATACTAGCATTATCATAACCCAATCTGTAACCAACATCTAATGATCCTTCAGTTTGATTGAACCAACTACTAAAATTTTCTCCAGTAATATATCCAAAATCATCTGCCCGTGTTACCGCTGATCCTGAGGTGGGGATGTAGGAGGTTGGGAAGGATCCTGCTTCAACTTGAGCGCCCCACATATAAAATTCTGCGGTAGATGTGGTAATAGATGTAGATGCGTCAGTCGAACTAACACCCAAAAAACTTGTTCCAGAAATAGCGTTGTCGCATTTGTATATAAATCTATACCATCCGTTCCCAACTCTCTCCAAAATGGCGCTACCACCATTTACAGTTCCAATCGTTTCTTCATTTAAGTTAACCCAAGCACCTCTTTGTGCTGACGAAGCGTTGAACAATCTAATCCAAAAAGTAGATGTCGTTTTAGGTTTCAAATACACAGACATCGTTATTGGACCTGTGGTTGTATTATTATATGTAACATTAACGAGACCAACTACTGCAGTTATTAAATCAGCTGTTAATTCCCCTGACGGTGATACAATCTGATTTGCTGTAACAGTACAAGAAGCTTTTGTCCACGCGGCATTATCAAAATTTTCAGAATATGCCACATAATTAGTCCTCTGCTCCTCAATCAACAATCCCAAACTCTCTAAAGTTTCTGGGTCATGATCGAACCTTGGCTCATCATTACCAGCAGTTTTGATCAGTCCATCACGACCAATATAAGTGCCAACAGATGCTCTCTCAAATCCAACACGAGGATCTAACGAACGAGACCTAGCAAAGTTCAAGTTCAGCGATGGCTTGATCGTTGGATAATCTGCTGTAACTTCAATTGAGGAAGTATATACTGGCATTCTAAACTATGCTCCTGGTCTTTTATATTTATTGGGTGAGAGTTTGGAGTTGGGTATTTGTGAGACGCTTTGGGTAGTAATAGAAAAATTTTCTGTGTCCATTCAACGCTAGACCCAAGCTCAATCTATCAGCAATAGGAACAGAAGCAGGTGTTGTAGATGATAATGTTTGTGTTCCGTTCTTATATGCCACATAATCATTAGCAGCAAATCCCATAGAAATTTTATAATCAGTTCCCACCACAAAAGGAGTTCCGTTGATACCACCAAATCCTGTTGGATCTACTCCGTTGATAGAAACATATGGTTGATAAGCGCCATTACCAGTTACCACATAATCAATTCTATTATCACTAATTGTTTGATGATCTATTCTAAAAGCTCTTCCTCCATCGCTAGGACCAACATAAAGAGTTGGATTGAATGCTGTGACTACAGATCCTTCACTTTGATTATACCAACTACTAAAACTTGTCCCAGTAATAGAAGCATTATCTGGCGATCTAGTCGCTGTAGTTGCGGTGGTGGGGATGTAGGAGGTTGGGAAAGAACCTTCCTCAAATTGAACTCCCCAAACCAATAAAGAATTTGCAACACCACATAAAAATAAAGGATTTTCTCCTGTGGCAGCAGCTGCTGTTCTAACTAAATAAATTCTTTTCCATTCAGAAGTTGGGATTATTTGAATACTAGTTCCACCAACATAAAGAGAACAACCATTATTTGAAGAACCATCAGATTTGACCCAAGCAGAAAAAACATACTGTTGTCCAGGGATTAATCCATCACCTTCTATTGGAAAGTTATATGTAATTTGACCAGATGGTGTCCCGTCAAAAATTATTCTATCCGCTGTTTGTGTTCCGTCTGGTGCTATAGCATAGTTTGCTGATACAGAAGAACCAAAATACTTGTTCCAAGTAGAAGCATCCAATTCTTGACTGCGAGGAATAAGATTAGTCCTACCCTCCTCAATCAACAATCCCAAACTCTCACCAGTAGTAGGGTCATGATCAAATCTTGCCTCATCATCACCAGCATACTTTACCAATCCATCTCTACCAACATAAGTTGCCCTTGATGCTCTCGTAAATGTGATACGAGGATCAAGTGCTCTGGCATTAGCAAAGTCTAACTTTAGTGATGGTTCAATTGTAGGGTAGTCATCACTAAAGACATACTCGGATGTGAATAAAGGCATCAGTTGACCTCCTGAAGCATGAACTTATACTTCTTACCGCTCCTTCTATTGATTAGGAACAGGTCTTCCTCACCCTCTTGAATTGTGTATTGACCCCAAGTTCCATCTACCTCGTTAGCACTACCTTCGTTGGAGAGTTGAAGGTCAGCAGAGTAGATGTTTGCCCAACGCTTAGTGGGCGAACCAAAGTCAAGATTTGCATCAGTGTTTGGTTCAATAGATCCTTCAAATGCTGCAACACCAGCACCGATGAGATATGATCCCGTAGTAGGTCCAATTCTAGAACCAGAGATGACTTCAACCGTTGCCACCTTAAGTGTTTTGCCCGATGCAATGTTGATGTGCTCAGAACTTGTGAATGCTGCTGAAGACTTAACCCAGTTAAAGGTCTTGTTTGTAGAACCAAGAACTGTAATTCCCGCTCCGTTAGCTGTGTCGTCATTCGGTCCACCAACATCAAATACAATGTCACCATTAGTGATAGCACCACCAGTAATTGTGTATGAAATTTGAGTATTACTATCAACACTAGTAATATAAGCACCAGTTCCAATAACACCTGTTCCAGATACCTTGAACAGTTGCTGTCCAGCATACATGTCATCAGTGCTTGCAATATTAATGATCGTTGTTCCAGAAACATCACCACTTTTACCAAGGAGAACTTCAACTGCTGCCAGTTCGATATTCTTATCATCGACTGTTAGTGTATTGACATTTAATGTGGTCAATTGTCCCTCTACTGTGAGGTTGCCACCAATGTTTAGGTTACTTGTTACGTTTAGGTCATGAGCAACAGTTAAGTTGAAACTACCATCACCACGTAACCAGTAATCAGTTCCAGATCCAATAACAAGTTGGTTGTTACCAGTTGGAGTTGGAGGTGCGTATGTTGTTGATGTTGAATCGCCAGTAGAAGCAGATCCGATTAGAACGTTTCCACTACCACTCAATCCATAACCAGCATAGTAACCAATACAAATGTTGTCACCACCAATCTGATTATTCTCTAGAGCACCTTGACCAACAGCGGTATTTCTTACTCCAGTAACATTATCCCTTAGAGCTCTGTATCCAACCGCAGTATTGTCCGATCCAATGGTTGTATTTCTCAGAGCATTGTAACCAAATCCTGCGTTTCGTGATCCTTCATTATCAAGATACAGTGTCTCATATCCATAGGATGTGTTGAAATCACCAGTTGTAAAGTTGCTACCAGAGTTTACACCAAAGATAAGGTTAGTAATAATGTCGTTATTGCCAAGACCTGATCTGCTTCCACGTATATAGAGATCTGTATTTGCAGAACTTAGAACACCATTGACAGTAATAGCATTGTTCTCATCTGTTCCTAAAGTTACAGCACCATTTACATCAAGACCATGCCTGATTACTGTTGTTCCAGAAGAATTAGATCCAATTGTAATAGAAGTTGCAGCACCAAAAGCATTTACAGTTGTTGCTGAAGTATTAATAATGTCAAATGATCCAGAACTTGTAATGATAGCATTAACGAGTGTTGGACTATTTGCAAATACAAGTGCTCCAATACCAGTTTCATCCGTAATAGTACCACGAAGTTCTGTTGATGTCGTTGCAGCAAAAGCTGATAGTTTATTTAAGGTATATGCAACCACACCACCATTTCCAAATGAAACACTAGAATTATCAACACCAGAGAATGTTAGAGTGTTATTAGCGGTGATCGTTTTGCCATCAGCAATTGTCAAAGTTGCAGAGTTTGCTGGTGCGGTAATAATTAACTTGTTAAAAGATGTCGCAGATGCAATTCCCAATATGGGATTTGTCATCGTTGGAGATGTTAAAGTCTTGTTAGTTAGTGTCTGTGTTTCCGTCTCAGTCACTAAACGGAAAGCATTGATTCCATTGTATACTCTCCAGTATCCACCAGTTTCAAACCACTGCATTGCAGAGTATGTCAATACTGTTCCAGTAGCATCAGTAGTTCTGTTAACCTGAAGACCACCATTCTGACCAGTAATACTGTTTCCTTTTCTTAGTTCAATTTGCTCATCTGCAATAACAAGAGTTTGAGTTTCAAATACTACTTTGTTTGCTGTTCCATTAACAGTCAAGTTACCATCAACGGTTACTGTTGAACCATCGTCAGAGATGATAGAGTTTGTAAACTGAGCATTGCTAGCGTCCCACTTTGATAACCTATCCTGAAGTAGGTTAGAATTGTTCTTGATTTCAAAAGAGGTTCCACTAAGATTTAATCCATTGCCTGCTAGATATGTTGTATCAGTGTCCTCAGAATCAACAGTAATTGTTGTTCCTACCTGCGAAACAGTAGTTGCTCCAGAACCAACAATTGTAATATCACCCGAATTATATGTTCCTGTTGCGGTCGCTCTAACTCTAGTTACAGTATTTGTATCTGTAGCATCAATAGTAATGGTATTACCAGACTGTGATACAGATGCAGCGTTTGTTGCTGCAATTACTACTGCCCCAGTTACTGCAGTTCCTGATGCATCATCTGCTTCTAATGTAGTAATTGTATCTTGAGAAGAAACGGTAATATTATTTCCCGTCTGAGATACAGTAGTTGCTCCAGATTGAAGGATACTGATGTCTCCACTCTCAAATGTTCCACTAACACCACCCTTTACTCTAGTGATGGTGTCTTGATCGTTAGTAGAAACTGTAATTGTGTTACCAACCTGAGTGACAGTCGTGTCTCCGCCGCCAGCAATAGTAACTTGTCCAGTTACATAGTTTCCAGAAGTTGTTCCTCTCAGTTCTGTTACTGTATTAGTATCAGTAAATGAAGATGCAATTGTAATTGTATCACCAGATCTGGTTAATGTTACATTACTTCCTTCCGCGAGAGTAATGTCATCCGATACACCAGCTCCAAATCCTGCAGATGTAAGTCTAATAATTTTTTCAACGGCAGTTGCACCATCAACAGCAGAAATAGTATAGGTAGTATTGTCATTTGCAGTAGTAATTGTGCCGCCAAGAGGAACTTGAGTTCCGTTGATTGTAATTCTTGAATTAGTTAGTGCTGCGTTTGGAATATCAACTAGTGTATTCAAAGCACCAGAAATACTACAGGTTTCAAATGTTTTGTTAGTAACAGTCTGTGATTGATTTAAGTATACATCTCCAGGTGCTCCCCAAGACACCACCGAACCATCACTCGTTAAGTATTTCCCAGCACCAGTATCTCCACCAACAACAAGTCCGTTGCCAGTTAAATCCAAATTGTCACCTGCTACAATTTCTTCGATTTTCTGGGAAACTGGATTGACAATGAGGGGAAAACGATCAGCCATCTAACTCAACCAAATGGATACTAGTGCTCTTGTTTATTTATGCCTCACGAAATGATGATAGTTGCTCTCATACTAGAATGAAACTGACACATAATATGATATGAAGTTGCAGTAACTCCAGTAGTGTCCCAAGTCACTGTGCCAACTTGTGTTGCTTGCCCCGTAATAGTTCCAGTAGTCACTCCAAATCCCGTTCCTGTTTGTGGTTGCGTTTTAATCCAGAATGGATGACCAGAAGCATTAACATTGAATTCTAAAATGTCACCAACACTACAATATATCGTCACATTAGAATTATTTGAGTAAGTATTTTGAGCGTCAGAACCAGTAAATAACCAAGAAGCACTTCCATTATTTGTTACTGTAAATGTATAGGTGGTTTGCTCAATAGATGGAGGAGGAGTATAAAAAGCAAAGGATCTAGGAAAAGTCAATCCATCAGATCTTCTACCGTCAGTCCTAGAAATATAACCAACATCAGATCTTGTGTTTTCAATATGAATAACTTTGTTTGGACTTCCCATTCTCGAAGTGCTGTCATCAAATCCACCGCCAAAAAGATCAAATGACATCTCACCATCTATACTATATTTTTCTATAAAAGCACGAGCATCATTTTGTGAAAATCTCTCCTTACTATTTGCAACACAAGCAATGATGCCACATACCTGAGGAGATGCCATACTAGTGCCGTTAATAGTTTGGTAATAATTTCCAGAACCATATTTGGTATCTGTAAACCCAGTATTACCATAAGAAGATGCTATCTCTCGTCCAGGAGCAAAAACATCAACACCAGGACCAAATTGACTGAATGATGTTCTCCTAAAATCAGCAAAATAATCCAAAGCACCAACAGATATAGCTCCACTATCAGAACTGTTTGGAGCAGCTCCTCTATTAAGCCAAATGTATCCAGCATCTAGTCCCAATTTATTATTCCAATCAGGACCATCAACAACATCAACATACATATTATCATTACCAGCAGCACCAATCATTACAATTCCATCTTCAATAGCATCTTGAACATCTGCAGCAATTGCAGCACTATATGCTGGAAGATATTGTATAAATCTAACACCAAAATCAGTTTCAACGCCTGATTGGGTCCAACCAGATGGACCAGGATTACTGGCACTGTATTGTACTTGTCGATATTCTACATAATCGATGTCTGAAAGTTGAAGTGCTCTTCCATAAATGTCATAGATTGATCCATAACTATGATTTGTAATTGTAGGATTTCTTTTTCCAGTTGCTGGATTAATTGGTTTATTTAAATGAAATGCTCTAAGGTAATCATGAATTAACAGACCACCAATAGATTGCCCAGATGGCCATGTATCTGTTACAGCGATATTATAAATGTTTGCTTCATTAGCCCACCCATACCACTGACCACAAGCAGTTCCAGCAACATGATTTCCATGATACTGTGGTGTTGCAGCGTTAGTTCCATATGTAATTGTTCCAGTGGGAAGTGTTTGACCATCGTCATCTCCATCTGGACCAGAAACCCATGCATTTAGTTCATTGAACCATTGATACTGAACAAATCTAGATACGCCTGGTTGCGATGGACTTTCCCATTCTTTACTATCATACGATATAGGATCATCAACAAGAACTACATCTACATGTCTCCCATTATTGAATACATCTACACTATCATTGGTTGTAGTATAAGATCCACTTACACCAAACTGATTTTTATTTCTTTGTGCTTGAGTTCCTGCACAGTGAATTTGACCCCACTGTCTATAACTAGAACTATTACCACCACTCTTATTAAATTGCCCAGATATTACATAAGATTCATTATTAATTCCAGTTTGTCTTACAAACTTAATCCTGTCTACTTCTTCAACACCCCAAACTCTAGGATCTTGGCGCAGTCTCTCCGCCTGATCCTCAGTCATCATATAATGAGTGCTTCTACTGATAGGTCTTTTCTTTGCTAAAGGAAAATTGCTAAGTTGCATCTCATTGTAAAACTGCTCCAGGTCTTCTTTCCTGTGAAGCGTTACAACGTATTCCTTATCCATATCAAGCCTCTAGTTGTAGGTAATACAGTGTTACTGTAACATTAGCAGTAAATGCAGTTTTGTTTACAATTTTCATATATGTTGTTGTTGCTGCGCCTTCATTGAAACAAATAGCTCCAGGAGTAATTAACTGCGTTGTTGCTCCAGTGGTGATAACTTCGGCAAGAACACCAGAACCAGGAGTAGGATCAGTCGTCTCTGATCTACTAGCATCAGCAGTTCTGGCAGTAGTGCTTGAATATAATGTCACCCAAGCAGCATGAGATGTTTGAATTCTCTGCAGAGCATATGTTGCTGGAGTTGTGAGAGAAACATTTGCCGAACCACCAGCGGCAATAGACTGTGTTACTTGTGCAGTAGTTCTGGATTGTAGTCCTGTTGTTGCTACGCTACCCCAGTTAACATTACCAGCCCCATCACTGATCAGTGCCTGACCACTAGTTCCAACACTTGTTGGATAACTTAATCCGCCAGCGTTTAATCCACCAATTACTAAAGCGTCACCATCTACCTGAAGGTTGTTGTTACCAGCAGATCCAGTGATCGTTACACCTTCTGTAGTAGTTTCAAATTTCTTATTTCCATTATAATAAATGCTCACAGCACCGCCACTAACGGCGTCAAGCATATTTGTGCCACCTACTGCATCAACAACAAAGTTGTTGCTTTGGATGGTCAAACTATCGCCAGTGTGAGTTATTTCCCCATAATTAAATGTGCCATTGAATACTCTATTTCTTATTTGCAAATGAGTTCCAAAATAGAGATACTTATCATCTGCGATAGTGATGCTTTGGTCAGTAGTAGCACCTCTAGTTGTTACTGTTTGTAGAGTGTCACTATTAAGACCAGTTAAATTTGGAGGAGTGTAACTAAAAACACCACTGTTACTATTGTAAGAAAGAGCTGCAGTTCCAGCAGCATTCTGGGTGACACTGAACAGAGTTCTATCAGTTGCACTAGCACCAGCACCCGCTGCTCGCCAAGACGATCCATCCCACGAATAAGAAATACCCGCTACTGTATAAGTATATGAACCGTCAGTTGGTTGTCCTGTGGTATCAGGAAAATTAATTGCCATTTCTTAGTTTCTCCTTCCAGATTTATTTAGAGGTTGTGGATTGTGATCATGATCTCACCTTGATTTAGTGGATCTTCGTTCCATCTTCTAACAGTAATTTGCACATTACCAGCATTTCTAACGATGCCCAACTGTGCTCCATTACCAGCGATCCAATTAGTTCCATCATAATCTGCATTAACAATATAGTCAGTTCTTGCACCATATGCAGATGGGAATGTTAATGTATATACTTCATCACTACCACCACCGCCAGAATGAGCAACTGTATAACCAGCAGTTCCAGTCCATGTTGGAGAAGATCCATTCATGTTAATGAAACCCTTAGCAGCAGGATTGTTTGTATCTGCTAGGGGTGGATTGGTATCAACCCACTGAGCACTATCAACATCCTGATAGTAAATTTTGAGGCGACCAGTGTCACTCTCCCACCACAGATCACCAGCACTTGGAGTGCCACCAGGAAGAGTATCTGAGATGGTTACAACAGCAGAAGATGCAGAATTTACCCAAGCACCACCACTGTATGTGAGAACATCACCATTTGTAGGAGATGTAATAGTTACATCTGAAACATCATTTAAAGCAACAGAAGCTTGTGATGTTAAATATCCAGCAGCAGCATGATCGCCCCAACCATATGCTGTGTCCCAATTAGAAATACTAGCAGCAGTTACAGCAGCAGCATCAGAAGCAGAGAATACAGGATCAGTTTCTGTATAACTTGTTAGATATCCTTGAGCACTGTGATCTCCCCAACTATAAGCAGAGTTCCAGTTATTGATCTGATTAGTTGAGATACTAGCAGCAGGAGAGATTGAGAATACAGGATCAGTCTCTGCGTAAGATGTTAGATAACCAGAAAGATCTGGTGGTGTGTACGTAAATACGCCACTGATATTATTATATGAAAGTGCAGCAGTTCCAGCAGCATTAGTAGTAACAGAAAGATCACTTAATGCAATTCCACCACCAGCACCAGCTGCAGAACCCCATACTACATTACCAAAACCATCACTAGTTAAAATCTGACCAGCGTTTCCAGTAACTTCTGGATAACTTAAACCACCAGCAGTCAGTCCACCAATTACTAAAGCGTCACCATCTACCTGAAGGTTATTATTGCCAGTAGATCCAGTGATCGTTACACCTTCTGTAGTAGTTTCAAATTTCTTTTCATTATCATAATACAACTCAACAGAACCATTTGGATTAAAAACTCCCATTTTTTCTCCACCACTACTAAGTCTCAATTCAATGGGACTTCCAGTAGCAGTATCAATAATAAATGATCCAGAAGAATTTCTATTTCTGATGAGAGAATTATTGCTGGAAGATAAATGCGTAATAATAAGATCTCCACCAGAAAGAGATCCAAATCTCAGTTCGACACTATCAGAAAATGTAATATTATTGCTGGTAGTAGCACCTCTACTTGTTACTGTTTGTAGGGTATCTACTTCTGCTGTTAGATATCCAACAGCAGCATGATTACCCCAACCATATGCTGTGTCCCAGTTTGCTTCGTTTGTTCCATCAGCAAAACCAGAAAGATCTGGTGGAGTATAAGTAAACTGACCGTTGACTGAGTTGTATGTTAGAGCAGCAGTTCCAGCAGCGTTTGTAGTTACACTAGGGAGAGGAGGAATTACTGGTTTGTTTAAAATTCTTGATACACCACTGGTAGCATTCCAATCAGAACTAACCTGAGCAGCAGGAATTGTTGGTTTATTAGTTAAAGTATTGTAGTCTCCATCAAAAGGAGTTACCCACTGAACAGTAGTTCCAGTCGTGCTCAATACCTGACCAGAAGATCCTGCACTACCAGCAGCCTGGATTGGTTTACCAGCAGGGATATTGAGACCTTCCTTGATCTCAATGGGAGCATCATCCCCATAATTAGCGATCTGGTTCGCAAGAATTTTTGACATACTTCCAGTCCTGAAGACAGTTCTCTGAGCTAGAAGTATTTATAAAATGGTAAGCGGAGTATCGGATTCGAACCGACGACATCTAACTTGGAAGGATAGCGTTCTACCACTGAACTAACTCCGCAGGAAATGG